CGCTCCTGTTTGACCTCTGCCCTGAGTCGTTCCCAGGCCATTGGCTTGGGTCGACTCACTGCAGGGCTCTAGCGCTTACGCGCTGGCGCATCTCCCTACGGGAGCTGCTGCCTTGCATCACCACGACAACAAAACCATGAACTACGAAGAAGCAGCTGCCTGCGGTTACGCCTGGAGCAACGACCAAGGCGAATCAAAAATCGAAGAAGAAAAGCGGCTGGCCGAGTTCCACCGCTTCAAGTTCAGGCAACCGCCCAGCGATTGCGCACCCCGTCAAAAAGACGGCACGCCAACTTTTAACTGACCTCTGCCCTGAGTCGTTCCCAGCTCCTGCTGGGTCGGCTCACTGCAGGGCTCACGCCTTGCACCACGACAACACCAAAAAACCCATGACCTACAAAATCGTCAGGTTCAAATACCCCAACATCTTCAAGCCTGTCCGCACCATCAAACGCGGGCTAAGCCTTGAAGCCGCCCAGGCCCATTGCCGTCGCCCTGATACCAGAGGCGGCGAGGGCGAGAGCGCCTGGTTTGACGGCTACGAGGAGGAGGCCTGAACCATGCCAAACCAAATAGAAGTCTCAGGCGTCTGTGACGAAATCGCAGCCGGTGAGCTGGTCCTCTATGCCGAGAATGAGCGGGAAATCTATTTCCGCCACTACCGGCCAGTTGCCTTGAATCTGCAGAAACATTTTCAGCGCGGCGAGTTCGATATAGAGCGCGCCACGGATGCGCTTGAGCGTTACTGGGTCACACCAGCCGCCAAGCGCTACCACCTGCAGCACTGCGACCGGCAACAGCGCTGGTTTCAAGTGTTCGACAAGCCAACGCGGCGGATGGCTGCAGCAATGGAGGCCAAGAGCCTGCTAACTGAGTTCGAGCTGGGGAACTTTTTTGAGAAGGCCAAATGATTGACCCGCTTTCCTTGCTGTGTCTGATCGGCTTTTGGGTCGTAATTCCGGCCCTGATCCTTACTTCGGGAGACCGTGATGCCTGACCCATTCATCATCGCAGTAACACTTGGATTCTGGGGAGGTGCCGCCGCTTGCTTTGCCAAGCTGGCGGCCTTCCGCCGGTCCGAGAAAAGCCTGGAACGAGCTTTCAAGCGTGAAACCGAACGCCGGCAATACGCCAACTGGTGGGAGGAACACAGAGCCGACAAAAGGCCTAAGAGGTTTTATTGATGGCAAGTATTGATTCCAGCATGGTCGCCATCCTGCGCAACCATGCCCCACGCATCAGCTTGCTCGGCATCGAGGTTCTGTTGCTGTGCTGTGAAAGGCCGCGCACTATTCCCGAACTCTGCCAACTGACAGGGTTAGAAAAAGGCGCGGTGTGGAAAGCACTCAAGCAAACCACCTTGTTTTGGAATAACCAACGCCAACAGATGGAAAGCCCTGCTTTGTACCTGCTGCAACGCAGGAAACGACCAAAACCAGAGCAGGGTTACCGCTACCACCCAACAGCAACAACCAAAAAGCTTCTCGCGGGCGGGTTTGGCTGATACTTTCGGCTCAGTTGCCGTTAGTACTGATGCAAAGCAGGGCCAAGGATTCATGGGCCGAGCAGGAACTACGCGAGGCCAAAGCCAAACGCAGAGCCAAGGAAGCCCACGAATCAGCCCAGCGCAGACTCAAGGAGGCCGGCAAAGAGTCGGCCCTTCCCTATGGCCAAGCTCTGTTTGACGTAACGCTGGAGCCTGTCGTTACCTCCCTAAACCTTGCGTTTGAGGAGTTCGTACTAGAGCCCAAGAAAGCCAGGAAATTCGCAGCCGTATTACCCCTGTTCGATCATTTCCAAGACCCGATGCACATCGCTGCAGTCGGGCTTGTTGCTGTGTTGGATCAGCTCAGCAGAAAACAGCGATATCCCACCTTTTGTCAGGGTGTCGGCTTTGCCATTGAGCGAGAGATACGGCTGATCAAGCTGGGCAAGGTAGATCCGCTGCAAATGCGGCGTTTGTCGCGTTCTGGCTGGACCAAACGCCAGATGTCAGCGGTTGAAACACTGCGCAAGATCGGCGTTCCCGTCTCGCAGTGGTCCGATGTGACCCGGCTCCAGGTGGGCGGCTTTCTGGTCGATCACATCACCCAAACAGGACTGTTCAAGGTTGTTCGGCACAAAGTCGGCAGAACACAGCCCCGTTTTGTCGTGCCTACTGATGAGGCGCTGGAGTTCATTAAGAACGTGCCAGAGCGCAGCTACCGCACGCCACAGGGGGCCATGCTCTGCCCACCTAAGCCATGGACTGATTTATACGAAGGCGGCCTGCTGACCAGCCAAGAACCATTTGTAAGGCTGCCAATCCAGGACCACGACGACCCAGAGCGTGGCCTAGCGCATTACAAAACTACAGATATGTCGTTTGCTTACGCAGCGGCCAACCATTTGGGTGAAACCAGGCTGCACGTCAGCGCTGAGATGGTCCAGCTGCAACGCACAGCATGGGACAACGGGATTGCAGGGCTATTCCCATGCAGCAGGGATCCCATCGAGCCACCACCGCGCCTGGGTTCAGAGCCAACTGATGCCGAGCTACGTGATCGCAACAGGCTGGCCGCTATGGCCCACCGTGATCGCGAAGTAAACCGACCAAAACGAATAAAAATCGAGCGTTCCATTCAGGCCGCAGAGGAACTAGCCGGTCGTGAGATTTACCAGCACTGGTACGCAGATTTTCGAGGCCGCCTCTACACCGGCAGCAAATACTGCACCACGCAGGGCCAGGACCACGAAAAAGCACAGCTCAACCTTGACCCGGTCAATCCGACACAAGAGACCATCAAGATGCTGCTTATGGCTGCAGCAGGCCATCACGGAATGAGCCGGGCCAAATGGTCGGAACGCCTGCAATGGGCGCAGGATCGTCAATACCAAATGATCGCCGTTGCCGATGATCCGCTGAACAAGCTCGAACTATGGCGTGATGCTGCTGACCCCTGGCAGTACCTGCAAACCTGCATCGGTATAAGGGATGCGATCCGAGGTAAAACCACAGGCGCCCCTGTTCGATTCGACCAAACCACCAGCGGCTGTGGAATCCTGGCGGCTTTGACACGGCACGGGCCTATTGGTCGCGCTTGCAATCTGTACGGAAGCACCCCGCACGATCTGTATTCAGCAGTCGCGGCCGAAGTAACCAAACACCTGAAGCATGATCAGCAGTTTGGCGAAACGCCACGTGATCGGGCACTAGCAGAGCTGTGGCTAGGAATTGGTGTCGATCGCTCGCTATGCAAAGGCCCAGTGCTTGCTGCTCCCTATGGCGGCAGCTGGATGAGCGTGGCTGATGGCCTGGTTGATCGCTTGGATCAGCACTACGGCTATGTGCCCCTCGAGGAGTATGGCTACCGCGTCGCCAACCCAAGCAAATACATGGCTTCTGTCATGTGGACTGAACTCCGGGCTTTGGTCGATCCAGTGCTTGAGGTGAAGGCATGGCTGCGTAAATGCACCAAGCGGATGCTGCCCCAAGGCGTACCGATGGAATGGATCGGTCCTAATGGCTGGCCGATGAAGATCGCAGACCGACAGCCATCCACCACCCGCATCCAAACCAATCTCTATGGCACCAAGGTCACCTCAATGATCCAAGACCAGAGCTGGGAGGCACCGCTGAGCGCAACACAGGCAAACAAAGGCATCGGCGCCAACCTGGCCCATAGCTTTGATGCTGCCTTTGCTCATGGTGTCGTCGGCTGGTGTCGCAACAACAAGGTGCCGGTGGTGGCCAATCATGACTGCTTCGCAGTGCAAGCCACGCATGCTTCCAATTTTCATATGACGTTACTTCACAAGTTTTCTGAGATGTATCGCTTTGACTGGCTGGATTGCATCAAGGAACAAAACGAGTTGAAGACAGGGATCTCACTACCTGCAGCGCCCTATTACGGGACCCTGGATATAGGCAAAATCGGCTGCAACCCATACTTGTTTGGGTAGTGGAAAAATCCTATGACGTTTGCTATTCTCCGGGAGTCCTTTTCACGACAACACCGTGGCAGAACTCTTCGTCACACCCACCGCAGAAGTGCGCTGGTGCAAACTCCTGGGCGACGCTGAGCCCAACAAATTTGAGCCCAGCAAGCCCGCTACCTGGAGCTGCGAGCTGCTGCTAGATCCCAAGGATCCCGAGCACATGGCTTGGATGCAGCAGGCTGAGCAGCACTTCATTGAAGAGCACGGCGACAACGCCAAGAAAAGCTCTCACTGGCTTGCTATCGCTGTCGATAAAGACAACAGCGAGATGGCCGTTGCCAAGTTCAAGGTGCCTTGCTTTGTCCGTAAAGACGGCACCCGCAGCCCTGGTCCAACAGTCATGGACAGCAGCAAGCAGCCCTGGAACCACCGCACGCTGATCGGCAATGGCAGCAAGGTCCGCATCGGCTACACCATCTACGCCTGGGGAGGACCCAGCGGCAAAGGGATCACCATGCAGCCCACGCACTGCCAAGTCATCGAGCTGGTCGAATACGCGGCCAACGATGCCCCGTCGGCTGATCCTTTTGAGGTGGTGGATTCTGGCTACAAGGCCCCAGCAGCTGATGCCAACTGCCCCATGCCTGATCCAGCACCAGCAGCAGATGAGTGCAAGTTGCCGTTTTGAAGAAACTCAGGACGGCTGACGTTTACGTTCCAGTCATTCCGAAGTCGGCACCACGTCCACGGTTCAGCGGTCGGGCCTACAACGACTCCAAGTACACAGCCTGGAAACAAAACTTCCGGGCCTTTGTTGGGGAGTGGTGGGTCTGGCCTCCTCTGGATCACGTGAATGTGATGGTGGTTCATTTCTATGGGCCACAACAAGGCGATCTCGACAACAAGTTGAAGTCCTGCCTTGACTCACTCACTGGGCTCGTCATTACAGACGACAACGTGAAAGTGGTGCCTTACATCGCAATGAAATGGTTCAAGGCATCAAAGGCTGATGCGCACATCTATCTGAAAGTCTGTTGGTACGACAATGAAGTGTCCTAAATGCGACGCGCCGAATACAAGGGTCACGGACATCAAACACATCAATGATGGTTTTGTAGTCCGCTACCGCTTGTGTCGCGTCTGCGGTGAAAGCTTCCGCACTCATGAGCGGCAAGTCTGGCGTGCTGGAAAGGACAAATGGTCCACTACCCCCGTCGTTCTGGAGGGGGATGAGTGAATCAAAGTTTCTGCGGCATGCTGCTTGCCCCGATTGCGGGAGCAGCGACGGTCTGTCTCTTTATGACGACGGCCATTCGCACTGCTTTGCCTGCGGTAAGACAACGCAGCCAAAAATGCACAAAGCTCCCCGACCGGAGCCTATTCGGCCAATGATTACCACCGCACTGACTCCCTACAAGGAGTATTACCGGGGTATCCCTGGCAGGGTTCTGGATCAATACGGCATCCAGCACGATGGGGAGAAAATTGTTTTCAACTACCGAAACTCAACCGGTGATGTTGTTGCTCAGAAATGCCGCACGGCTGATAAAGCCAAGTTGTGGTGGACAGGTAATAGCAACACCGTGGCGGGTTTTGGCGCACACCTAGCCAACCCTAAAAAACATGAGGCTATTGCTATTTGCGAAGGTGAATTCGATGCGCCTTCTATTTTTCACGCTACAAACGGTCGCGTGGTTGGTGTCTCTGTTCCCGCAGGTGCCCAATCAGCAGCGAACTTTGTCAAGAAGTACCTCGACTTCTTCAACCAGTTCAAAGTCGTCTATGTCGCCACTGATATGGACGAAGCCGGTAAGGCAGCAGCCACGGCCCTGGTCCCACTTTTCGAGGCCGGGCAGGTCCGCCGGATCATCTTCTCGCGCAAGGATGCAAATGAAGAACTCGAGGAGCTCGGATCTCAAGCGCTTAAGGACGCTGTTAATGGGGCTAAGGAGATTCGGCCGGATGGGATCCGAAGCGCCTCTCATTACACGGGCGTCGCTTTGCAAGCCCCAGACCGGAATGTTGTTCCCTGCGCGTTCAACTACTGGAACGACAAAACACAGGGCTTCTGGGATAACCAGCTGATCCTCCTGATCGCCGGCTCGGGTATTGGAAAAACCACCTTTGCCCGCAGCTTGGCCATTGGGGATATGGAGCGCGGCATCAAAGTTGGCTGGATTGGCCTGGAGGAAACGGCAGAGGAAGCCATCTATCGCTTTGTCGGGATGTGTGCTGGTGTTCAGCTTCACGCCCGCCGTAATTACCACGGCCTCAGCGATGATCAGCTAAATCGCATGAGTGACGCAGACAAGTTCGTTACACAAGGCGGACGCCTCGAGTTGTTTGATCATTTCGGCTCACTTGATGAGGACACAATCCTCAATCGGATGTCGTACATGGTCCGCTCGCTGGGCTGCAAGCACATCTATCTAGACCACCTAACCATTGTCGGCTCCGGCCTGGCCCAGGACACCAGACACCTCGATGCTCTGGTCACCAAGATCCGCAGCTTTATTGCCGCAACCAAGTGCACGGTGTTTGCGATTAGCCACCTCAACCGTGGCTCAAGCCAACACAAAAACATGGAAGACGGTTCTATCCCAGAGCTCCAT